CTACAAATGGTGTCGGTGGACCTGTAACATATTTCTTTCATGAAGAGGCTGGTATTGCCCCTAAAATGATGGATACATATGAGTTTATGAGACCAGCCATGCAATCAGGTATGGTGACAACAGGAACCTTTATTGCTGCAGGATCTGTGGGTGATTTGGACCAATGTCTTCCTTTAAAAGAAATGGTGCTCTATCCACATAAATATGGTATGCAGGCTATTACAACTAATCTTATAGATAATAATAAAACTATTGGAGAAACTGGTTTATTTATTCCAGAACAATGGTCTATGCCTCCATATATAGATAAGTTTGGTAACTCTCTTGTAGAAGAAGCTTTAGAAGCTATACATGAAGAAAGAAAGCAATGGAAAAAAGATTTAAGTCCTGAGCAATATCAACTTAGGATATCTCAAAAACCAACTAATATAGAAGAAGCTTTTGCAACTAGAAAAGAGTCTGTATTTCCTCCACATCTTCTATCACATCAAAGTAAAAGAATTGAAGAAGGTGTTTATCCTGTAGAATATTTGGATTTAAGATATGATGCAGATGGTAAAGTGGAAGCTAAAACATCTAATAAAAGACCAATCAACAGATTTCCTATAGATAAAACTATGGAGGATAAATCTGGAGTGATATGTGTATATGAAAGACCTATTAAAAATGTTCCATGGGGAACATATTATGCTTCAATTGACCCTGTAGGTGAAGGTAAGACAACAACATCTGATTCATTGTGCTCTATATTTGTCTACAAAACAGCTACAGAAGTTATAAAAGATGATGGTCAAGGTAAGATATCTACACATTTTGAAAGAGATGCTATTGTAGCAAGCTGGTGTGGTAGATTTGATGATTTACAAAAAACCCATGAAAGACTAGAACTTATTGTAGAATGGTATAATGCTTGGACATTATGTGAAAATAACGTAAGTTTGTTCATACAATATATGATATCTAGAAGAAAACAAAAGTATTTAGTTCCTAAAGATCAGATTCCTTTCCTTAAAGAGCTTTCATCTAATGCTAATGTATATGCTACATATGGCTGGAAAAACACTGGTGTTTTGTTTAAGCAGCATTTATTATCCTATGGTATTCAATTCCTTACAGAGGAAATAGATAAAGATATGGATGAGAATGGGGAAACTAAGAAAATCTACTATGGAGTGGAAAGAATTCCAGATCCAATGTTACTAGAAGAGATGAAACAATATCAACCAGGTGTCAATGTGGATAGACTTGTATCATTTTGTGCTCTTGTAGCATTTGCCCAAATTCAGCAAAATAACCGTGGATTGGCTAAAAGAGTGGAGATTACATCAGATAAATTGGTAAACTCCCAAAAATTAAGTAAATTAAGTATGAGGAGTGCTTTTAGAAATATGGGTGTAAACTCCAAAAGTTTAAATTTTAAGCCTAATAGAAATCCTTTTAAGAATATTAAATAAAAAACATTTAAGAGTATGCAAATATATAATGCCCTTGATCTCAAAGCAGGTAAGAAAGTAGAATATAATAAGATGGGTACCCTCACCCAGCCTATTCAGTTTTTATCTGAAAAGGAAAAAGATGAGGAATGGAGAGCATGGAACCTTGACTGGCTTGAGTGGCAGGGTATGAAACAACTACGCAGAAATGCCATCCGTCTACTTAAAAACTACAAGCTTGCTAAAGGTATTATAGACAAAACTGACTATGTTGTTGAAGAAAACAATGAGCATGCAGAAATTATTGACATCCTTACAAAAGAGGATGCATCAGCATTTGAATTAAAATTCTATCCAATCATTCCTACTGTTATTAATGTTCTTTGTGCTGAATTCAGTAAAAGAGCATCTAAAATCATGTACCGTGCTGTAGATGATCTCTCATATAATGAGATGTTAGAAGAAAAAAAGAGTATGATTGAAGAAGTGCTTATTCAAAAAGCACAAGCTAAGATGATTGCTAAGCTCACTCAAATGGGTATGGATCCTCAATCTGAAGAGTTTCAACAACAAATGTCTCCTGAAAGCTTAAAAAGCTTACCTGAAATTGAATCATTCTTTAGAAAAGATTATAGAAATCTTTATGAAGAATGGGCTACACACCAACATAATGTTGACGTAGAAAGATTTAGAATAGATGAATTAGAAGAAAGAGCATTCCGTGATATGCTTATCACTGACCGTGAGTTCTGGCATTTTAAAATGTTAGAAGATGATTATCAATTAGAACTTTGGAATCCAGTACAAACATTCTATCATAAATCTCCAGGAGCTAGATATATATCTGAAGCTCAATGGGTGGGTATGATGGACTTAATGTCTATTGCAGATGTTATTGACAAGTATGGTTGGATGATGAACCAAGAGCAATTAGAAGCTTTAGAGGTGATCTATCCTGTACGTTCTGCTGGTTATGCTGTACAAGGCTTCCAAAATGATGGTACATACTATGATCCTACAAGATCTCATGAATGGAATACACAAACTCCTTCATTACAATACCGTCAGTTTATGAGCTTATATGATAATAAGCAAAACACTGGGGATATCATCCATATGATTCTTAATGAATCTGAGGATTTAATGGACTGGGGTAATGCACATATGCTACGTGTAACTACAGCTTATTGGAAGTCACAACGTAAAGTGGGTCATTTAACTAAGATTACAGAAACAGGTGAAATGATTCAAGAAATTGTAGGTGAAGATTATAAAGTGACAGATAAGCCTTTATATGATACTACAGTTTATAAAAATAAAACAAAAGATAACCTAGTATTTGGTGATCATATTGATTGGATTTGGATTAATGAAGTTTGGGGTGGTGTTAAAGTGGGTCCTAACCGTCCATCATTCTGGGGTATGAATAATCCTGGAGGTTTAAATCCAATATATTTAGGTATGCAAGGTGGCCGCCCAAGCCGTGTACCTTTCCAGTTTAAAGGAGATAGTTCATTATATGGTTGTAAAATACCTGTAGAAGGAGCTGTATTCTCTGACCGTAATACTAAGAGTGTTGCAATGGTGGATTTAATGAAACCATACCAAATTGGATATAACATTGTAAACAATCAAATAGCAGACATCTTAGTAGATGAATTAGGAACTGTTATTATGTTTGACCAGAATGCTTTACCAAGACATTCAATGGGTGAAGATTGGGGTAAAGGAAATTTACAGAATGCTTATGTGGCAATGAAGAACTTCCAAATGTTACCTTTAGACACTACAATTACTAATACAGAGAATGCTCTTAATTTCCAACACTATCAAGTGTTAAACTTAGAACAAACTCAACGTTTACTTTCCCGTATTCAATTAGCTGGTTATTTTAAACAACAAGCTTTTGAAGTTATTGGTGTTACACCACAACGTATGGGTCAGCAAATGGGTCAACAAACAGCAACTGGTATGGAGCAAAATTTAAATGCTTCTTACACTCAAACTGAAATGTATTTTGTACAACACACTGACTATTTAATGCCACGTGTACATCAGATGAGAACAGAGCTTGCTCAGTATTATAATTCTAATAAGCCTTCTATAAGATTACAGTATATTACATCTGCTGCAGAAAAAGAGAATTTTTCACTTAATGGAACTCAACTGTTAATGAGAGATTTAAATGTATTCTGTACAACTAAGATGAATAGCCGTTCTGTTATGGAACAACTTAAACAGTTAGCATTAAATAACAACACTACAGGTGCTAGTATATATGACTTAGGAAATATTATTAAGTCAGAATCTATTGCTGAACTTACAAATGTTCTTAAAGCATCTGAGGAAAAAGCTGATAAAATCCGTCAACAACAAGCTCAGCAAGAACAACAAATGCAGGAACAACAACTTGCTGCTCAAGAAAAACAAAAACAAGCTGATATTCAGGCTCAAGCTGAAAGAGATGATAAGTTTATTCAAAGAGATTTACTTGTTGCTGAAATCAGAGCTGCTGGTATGGGAGCTGGTGTAGACATTAATCAGAACCAAGTATCTGATTATCAGGATGCTTTAGCACAAATTCAAAAGCAACAGAACTACACTGATACAATGAGTTTTAAAAGAGAGCAGGAAATTAATAAAAACAGAACTGAGGCTGAAAAAATAAATATAGAAAGAGAGAGAATGAATGTTCAGAAAGAAATAGCTGACAAGCAGTTACAGATAGCTAGAGAGAATAAGAACAAATATGATGTAAAAGAGAAACCTACCAAAAAATAAATAGATGGAAACCAATAAACCCTCAGGGTCAAAAAAGCTAAAACATCCTATTAAGTTTAATATAGCTTTAAATGAAGAACAAAAGATTGCTAAGGAGAAGATATTAAGTTCTAAGGTGGCTTTCTTAAAAGGTGCAGCAGGATCTGGTAAATCAATGCTGGCTGCACAAATAGCTCTTGATCTATTGTTCCGTAAGGATATAGAAAAGGTTATTCTAACTAGACCAGCTGTCACTGCAGGAGAAGACATAGGATTTCTTCCCGGCAGCAAGGATGATAAACTTGCTCCATACACAGCATCTATTTATGATAATATGTATAGACTTTACAGTAAGGAAAAGATTGATAAAGAACTAGCAGAGGGTAATATAGAAGTTATTCCTATTGGCTTTATGAGAGGCCGTAACTTTTCTAATTGCTGTGTTATTATAGATGAATCTCAAAATGTTACACAGAATCAACTTGAACTTATCATCACACGTTTATGTTCTGGAGCCAGAATGATATTTGTAGGTGATACAGCTCAAATAGATCTTAAAGATAAGAAACAAAGTGGGTTTGACTTTATGTCTAGAATACTTTCTACCATCCCTGGTGTTAACAGTATATGCTTGACAACCAATCATAGAGACCCTATTGTAGAAGAAATACTACAAACTTTGAAAGGATACAACTAAATTATAGCTCTATAATCCGTAACTCAATTTAAAATTTTGGGTGGAAAGTAAATATTTAGAGTTTAATTAGTATATTCTATATGTACAGATCACAAAACCAATCAATTATGGAAACCAATTTAAACCAACAAGGTAACCAAGCATCAGTACAAGAAGTAGATCTTGATATTGATAGCTGGTTAGGAGCTCCGGGAGCAGATGCTATTGTAACTCCAAACAGTGGAGATGACAAAAAAGATGAACCTGCAAAGAATAACATCTTTGCAAAAAATGAAACAGACTTGTCATTTTTAGATGGAGAACAAAGTTCTGAAGATGGAGAAGAAAAAGCTCCAACAGGAAAAGAAATTATCAGTGATATTATTGATGCTGATATTAACCAAGATGATGATGAGTTTGAAGACCCAACCCCTGCGAAAGGTGGTCGTCCTAAAACAGAAAAATCAGGCTTAGTTAACTTCCTGAAAAAAAGAATAGAATCTAAAGAGATGTTTGCCTTTGATGATTATGATGAGACAAAACAAGATTTAGATGACTATTTAAGTTCTTTGAGTGAAAAAGATGTTGATGAGTTGTGGGAAGCAAACATTTCTAATATGAAACAAGAAGTGGCTGCCCAAACACCAGCTGAATTTTTTGAATCTTTACCAGAAGAATTACAATATGCTGCAAAGTATGTAATGGATGGTGGAAGAGATTTAAAAGGATTATTCCAAGCATTGTCCCACGTGGAACAAGTTAGAGAATTAAATCCAGAAGTTGAAACAGACCAAGAGTATATTGTAAGATCTTACTTACAAGCTAGAGGTGAATCTGCAGAAGATATTGAAGATGAGATTAATACCATCAAAGATTTAGGTAACCTAGAAAAGAAAGCTAGACAGTATAAACCTAAATTGGATCAAATGCAAGAGGAAATGGTTCAAACTAAATTAGCTGAACAAGAGTATGCTAGACAACAACAAGAGCAGGCTGCTCAAGCTTATGTACAAAATGTATTTGAAGCATTGAGACCTGGTGAGTTGAATGGCTTAAAGTTAGATAAGAAAGTACAATCTTTCTTGTATAACGGTTTAACACAACCTCAATACCCTTCAATGAGTGGCCGTGGTACTAACCTTTTAGGACACTTGTTAGAGAAATACCAATATGTAGAACCTAACTACTCTCTTATTGCTGAAGCATTATGGTTGTTATCAAATCCTGAAGACTACCGTAACAACTTGAAAAGACAAGGTGGAAATGCAGCAGTTGAGAATACAGTGAGACAGTTAAAAACTGAGCAAGCTAGAAGTAAAGGAGCTGTTAGTAACTCATATGAACCACAAAGAGAACCTTCTAGAAAAATACCTAGATCAACAAATATATTTAAAAGATAGTTTAACAATTATTATTAACCCTTAAATTAAACACTAATCATGTCAACACCAGTTTTAAACAATGGGATATTTCTACGTGATAGCCAGTACAAAACTAGCTCACATGTGGATTCATATCACATGACAAACATGCTGAAATCAGCAGAACCAATGGATTTAGGTCCAGTGGATCTTTGGGCTATGGTCCAAAAAGTAGAAATGCCTCTTTACCAAATGTCTTCTTTTGGCGGTAAAAACGTTATCAATGTAGATAATGCACGTGGAGAATACAAATGGCAAATTCCGGTAGCTCAAGATTTACCTTACATTGTTGAGGATATTGAATCTGCAAACACTACTAAAGGTATTGATGGTACTACTTTCAAAATTAAACTTAACAAACGTCAATTTGGACATGGTGATATCATCACTTATGACAAATATAACGGAGCTGAGTTGTACATCACTCAAGATGACATCTTACCAGCAGGTGATGGTTTCATCTACACTGTTCAATTAGTGAACAATGACAACTTAAGATATTTGGATAACAAATATGTAAAAGTTGGTACTAAAGTATTCCGTAAAGGTTCTGCACGTTCAGGAGATTATGGAGAAAGATTCTCTGACATTGGTAATGTAAACTCTGGTTTCCGTGAGTTCTACAACTATGTTGGTGGTGCTGAAGCTCACGTTCATTATTCTATTAGCTCTAAAGCTGATATGATGATGAAAGGTGGTATGAAAGCTGATGGTACAGTTCCAGTTATTGAATTATGGAGAAACTTTGACAAATCTTTAGATCCTTCAATCACTTCTTTAGAGAAAATGGCTGAGAAAATGGGTCCTGATTATGTTAAAAAAGCATACTCTTCTGGTCAATTAACTCGTACTTTCTTAACTACTTTAGAAGCTGCTCACTTAACTAAGATTGCTAATGACATTGAAACCTACTTAATGTGGGGTCAAGGTGGCCGTGTTAAACAAGATGGTCCAGATGATATCCGTTTATCTGTGGGTCTTTGGAAACAATTAGACAACTCTTACAAACGTATCTACAATAAAGGTTCTTTCAACCTAGATCTATTCAAATCTGAAATCTTTAACTTCTTCAACGGTAAAGTTGAGTTTAAAGGACCAGATCCACAAAGATCATTAGTTGTACAAACTGGTATGGGTGGTATGAGATTAGTAAATGAAGCTATCAAACGTGAAGCTATCAACTCTGGTCTTGTTATCAATGCTTCTGAAGTTGGTGCAATCACTGGTAAAGGAATGGACTTGAACTTTGGATTTGCTTACACTCAATATGTAATTCCATTCTTAGCTAATGTTAAGTTTGTATTGAACCCTGCATTTGACAACGTTCACACAAATGATATTGAGAACCCAATCATTGATGGTTTCCCATTATCTTCTTACAACTTTATCATTTTTGATATCACTGATAACACTAATGACAACATCTTCTTGTTGAAATTAGGATGGGACAATCAATTGAAATGGTTCTATCAAAATGGTACAATGGATTACATGGGCCGTACACAAGGATTCCAATCTTCTGGAAACTTCTCTGGATACCGTGTATTTATGACACAAACAATGCCTGCAATCTGGGTAAAAGACCCGACCAAGGTGTTAAAAATAGTTATGAGAAACCCTATCACAGGCGGATCATTCTAGTTCTTGAGATGTGTAAAGACTGGGGAGATAAAAATCCCCAGTTTTTTCCTTCTCATTTTGTTTAATGCATGCCTGCAAAAAAGGACTGGCAGCCCTTATTAAACACTACTTACCCAAAACCAAAACCAAACATAACATGAGTACAGTAACAATTGTGGAAGGTTACCCACAGAATAAAAAATCAACCATTGCTATCCG